TGTAATTTCAGTATAAGTGCCTTCACAATCATAATATCCTATTGTAACGTCGTCTAGTAAATCATTGTTTTGAACCTGGTAAGTAGAGCATTGATTTGTAGCAACTACTGGGTATGATATTTGACTACTGTTAAATGTAGTTTCTGCATCTGTTTCCTGCTCGCCCAAATGCGAATTAAAACTATATTGGTTCGCCTTTACATTAAATTCTAGCGTATCAATTACTAAAACTTTTTCCTCTGTATAGGTGTTAAAATTAATGTATAAGCGGTCGGATAGTTGTATTGGGTACTTATTATCTATTTTCTTTAAAGTACCCTCAAAACGCTCCATTTTAAGCCTATTGTCGTTAATACGCTGCTGGGCCGTTAAATCTTCTATAAATTTAGGCGCAATATCGCCACTTCTTAAAAACTTAGTTACAAAGCCTTCAAGGTTTAAACCTACTGGTTGCAAATAACCTTTTTGAAATCTATTAAAACTACTGCCTTGGTAAATATCTTTGTATTCTAATTTATTGGTTAGCTTTTTTGTTGTTATTTGTGAATTGCTAGTTTCTAAATTTTTAGAATTAAATATTAAAGTTTCGCTTTCAACATCTGGCGCATCTAAATACAACAATGTTTTCCAATTCATTTTAACGCCACTTATAAAAGTAGCAACGTGCGCACCTCCAGCATCTTTTTTGGGCTTGCTAAATTTAAAACTAATATCGTAAGGCTTATAATTTGTCGTTACACTTGGGCAGTTGTAAGTTATTTCTTTATTGTATGTAAGCCATTCGCCCCTACCAGAATAAACAAAACTGTTTACAAATGGCGTTTCAGTCCATACGCTAGTTAATTGGTCGTAATAAAACGTTTGGTAATTATTAGTGTAAGCATCACTTACATATTCCCTAAACCTAGCTACTATTTGAAAGAAAACAAAGTACCTTGCAATCGTACCCTGGAAACCACCGTTTTGCATTTGCACCTCAAAACTAAAATCAAATTTAGTGTTGTCGTCTTCGCTGCTTTCAGCTTTAATTAAAAAGGTATTGGATAGTATATCCTCAAAAGCATTAGTTGTTCCAATTATTTTAGCAGACTTATAGCCTTTAATTCCGTTTGTATCTATGCTTACAAATTCACTATCGTAAACCCAGTCTGTAAAATCGTCCTCAAAATTTCCGTTTGGTATATAATTAAGTTGCCTATCTAAACTTACGCTATTTGAAACCTCAATTAAACCACCGCTTGTTTCTTTTAAAAGGTCGTCCCCAATAGGCAAGGCATCGCTTGGTATAAAAACTATTTCGCCTAATATTTTAGTGGTATCGTAAGCGCCTAAATAATTATATTTTCTGTAAGTTATTGCAGATAGCGTTGTAATATCAGCGTTATTTATAATAACCCAATCGCCATTTGCTTGAAATATACGGCAGTTAAAACCAGTAAGTATAGAATTTATTACTTCGGCAGTACTAAATTTATATGTATTCTCGTCTGTATAAGAACTACTATTTACAATAACATCTTCAAATACATTTGTTATTGCAGCAGCGTTCTCCTCTTTTAAATTTGTTTTAACATATATATCCGCATCAAAACCAGTTTCAGCTAAAGAATTATGTAAGCATTGCCAAAGCGTAACCTCGTTATTAGGCGCAACAGGAAAATCAATTCCTTTAAGTAATCCTAAACCATCAACTGCTTTAAAAGATACGTTAAAAGGCGCCGCAGATAGTTTCTGCTGGTATGTATCTTGTATTAAAAAGCCTTGCCAAAATAACTGGTAATTATCTACAATAATACCACCTTCCCAAACGCCAGTATTAGCGTCCCAAACAACATCTACATTTTGCCATTCGTCTGCTGGGTTATATCCAGCGCCTAATAAATTCCAAGTTTGATTAGCAGCTTCCCAGTTTTGTGTTTCGTCTTCCCAATTGGCCTGCCTGGTTTCTGAATAATAAAGTTTTACTAAAAACTCGCGTTCGTCAAAATCGTAAAAATCCTCGTAAGTAACCGCGTCTGTTTGTATTAAATTAATTTCGCAGTTAGAAGCTATAATTGGGTCGTAAAAATCGTTGTCTTGTTCCCACTTAATTACTGCTGGCGAGCCTGTTCCAATTAGTGGATATATAAAGCCATCGTAATTTTTTTGTAGAATATCTAAACGCCTTTTATTCCCTTCCGTGTCAGAAAAATCTAAACGGTATTTTGCTCCGTATGCCATAATTTTATTTTATTCTAGACCTTGTTTTATCCGCTCTTTGCAAAGCTACTACTAAATCCTGTCCCCTTACTACAAACTCGCCGCTAACGTTCATATTACCGCCGCCACCTTGTTCGCCCATAATATTTTTAAGTTTATTAAGTGGCGCAATAACTTCTGGATTGCTTTTCGCTCCAGGGTATTCTCCAACTAAAGCATTTACTGGGCCGCTAACAATACCACCGTTTGCAAAAGGCATTTCTCCTCCACCGCCTAAACCTAAACCAGATAATTGGCCAAACATAGATTTAAAATCAGTAGCTTTACCACCCATTGTTCCAAACCCTAAACCACCTAAAATAGTAGATAAAATTAAAGCCGTTGCCGCAGCAACAACAAGTTGTTTTATCATACTTTTTAACATATTACCAAACGCTTGGAAAAAACTTTCTCCGTTAAGCATTGCATCAAAAGCACTCATTAAGCCTTGTTGTAACATTTCAAATGAAGCGCTAACACTAAGACCCATATTTGTAAACGCATTAGTTATTTTTTCAGCAGTAGATAAAACTTTTTCCTCTGTTTCTACTGGTATTATTTCCTCTGCAATAGGTGCTGTTTGTGTTGTTGCGGCAGCTACATCAGTAGCGCCTCCACCATCTCCGCCGCTAAACAATCCAGTAAACATACCTTTAACGCTATTTGCAGCATTTGATAAACCAGTATTTAATTGCTCAACTGTTTTCTTTTCTAGTCTGTCGCCTATTGCATTGGCTATTGCATCTGAATAAGCATTACCAATATCTTCTCCAGCTTGTTTTACTATATTTTTGCCGTTTTCAACTCCTTCCTCTAGTATATCGCCAAAAGCCCCTTTTACGCCTTTTTCAGAAAACTCTTTAATAACGTTCCACATAGTGGTAAACGTATTAACAAAACCATCTACAACTGCTTTTACGCCTATAAATACGGATTTGAAAGTGGCACCTAAAACGCCAATAACAACCCTTAAAGACTCGCTGCTATTGTATAAATCTACAAATTGATTGTATAGCCCTACAACTACTGGTGCAACTTCGGCCCAGTTTTTATATATAACATAAGCAACCGCAGCTAATGCTACTGCTACTAATCCAATAGGCGATAATAATGCACCTAAAATTGTTGTAAGCGTTCCAACTAAAGTTAAAATAGTTGGTAAAGCCACAACCATAGCGCCAAAACCTAAAATTAATTTTTGTGTAGCACCATCTAAATTATTAAACGCGTTAAATGCGTTGCTAATTACTGTTGCAATATCTTGAAATAACGGCAACATTGTATTAAGCATTATAGAACCCATTTGCGCAAAACTTTCTTTTGCTTTGTTTAGGCTTTTGGTTAATTTAAAACTGGCGCTTTTAGATGTTTCGTTAAATGAATTATTAGTTGCATCTAGTGTGTTTTCCATTGCACCAAAAATTGTTCTAGTACTTTCAACACCAGCGCCTAATAAATCCATTACCCCCTTTAAAGCCCTTACGTTTCCAAAAACAGTTTCAAATGCAGTTGAATTTTGTTCAGAAGCAACTTTTAAAGTTTCAAAAACAGAAAGTAAACCTTTATCTTTTATTTGCTTGCGCAAACCTTCACTAGATAAACCTAATTCTTGTAATGCAGCAGCCGATTGGGTTGTCGGCTTCATTATAGCCATTAAAATTGAATTTAATTGCGTCGCAGCAGAAGATGCGTTTGTTCCCGTCCTAGACATTGCAGCAAATGCAGCACCTACTTCGTGAAACTTTACGCCCATATTAGAAGCGGTTGGCAAAACACTTCCCATTGCAGCAGATAATTCGCTTGCCTCTAGTTTACCTTCACGAACCGCAGAAACTAAAACATCGGTTGCCCCAGTTGCGCTTAACACTTCTGAACCGTATGCGTTCATTGCAGATGTTGCTAAATCAGCAACTACTTTAGTTTCGCCTAAACCTACCGCAGAAGCCTTTAAAGAAGCGTTTAAAACGTCCATTGCATCACTACCACGCAAACCAGCAGAAGTAATAAAAAACAAAGCCTCTGCCGCATCTTTACTGCTTATGCCAGTATCAACTGCCATTTTTTTAGCAGCCACCCCCATTTTATCCACTTCGGCACTTGCAACCCCTACTAATGATTTTATTTGCGTCATAGACTTATCAAAGTCCATCCCCAATTTTATAGCGGCGCCACCAGCCAAAGCAAGTGGTACTGCAACCCTTTGTAAACTAGCGCCAATGTTTTTAACGTTACTCCCAAAAGATTTTAATTTGCCGCTTGCGGTATTTAACGAAGCGCTTAACCTAGAAGCGTCCCCTGTTAATAATACCTTTAATTCATTAGTAGCCATATAATATTTTTATATCACAAAAATAACCAAAAAAAGGCACTTAATTAAGCACCTTATCTGCGAGCGCTTTAAACGCCTCAAATTCTTGTTTAGTAGACTTAGGCCCACTAGGTTTATTATAAACGTCTTGGGGTAGCTTAAATAGCTTGTCTGGGGTTATTAGGTCGCGTTTCTTACTTACGTTAGTATTATATATTATAGAAGATACATAACGCACCATTTCCCATTTAAGGTTAGTATTGATTAACCAGCTTTCTCCTAACAAGGCGTTTTCCTTCCAAGTTTGCTTCCAAAACTCTGCTGGTTTAATACCAGCTTGCCCTATATAATAGTCCGTTAAATCGTCCCAAGTTAAGGAAGCTGCTACTTTTTTGTGGTTGCCTTAGTAGGTTTTGCAGTTCTGCTAATACCGCCGTTTAAATCATTGCCTAAAATACGGCTTTCAGTTAGCGTATTTACCATTTCATTAAATTGGTCAGAAGTAACATCGTCTAACCAGGCGCCAACTTTAAATAAATTGTAGTCTATTTCATTGCCTTCCTCTTGGTCGTAGGCTAATAAACCAGCATATACTAGCGCCCTAATTGTATTAAGGTTTAAGGAACTAGAAAATACTTTGTCTATTTGGTCAAGTGAAATGTTTAGTTCGTCCGTAAAGGCCGCCCAAAAGTTCATTGAAAAGTGAAGTGTTCGGTTTTTCCCACCAATAACTAGCGAGTAATACCCTCTTTTTTTGTTTGCCATTTTGTTTCCTTTTTAATTAATCGTGAAAAGGCGGTAAGTTAATACCGCCCTATATTATTAAACGCTTCCCTATGCGTTTGCAGACTTCACAATAGCGCCAGTAATGGTAATTGAACCACTATAAGATACTGGGCTTTCCATTTCAGCAGATTGCTCAATACTAGAAATGTAACCTTCGGCGGTGTAAATAGAATCTCCGCTTTCAGTAGTTCCAAAGATTGCAGTTATTTGCGTTCTGTTTATAATGTAATCTGCTAATTCGATTGCGTTTGCAGAATCGCTATAATCTACTAACCCCTCAAAAGAAATTTCCCCAGACCTTACGCCAGAAATAACTTCCTGCCAGCCTGCGCTATCTTTAGTAGTCGCCTCTGGTAAATCGTGTGAAATAGTAAGAGTACACGAAGTAGTGTGTCCTACTGTTGTATCTTCTACTTTAAGTAAAAGGTTAGTTCCGTTAAATACTCCTGTTGTTGCCATATTTATATTTTAAAATGTAATATTAATTTTTTTGTAAAGATAATATATTTTAAGTAATTGTTTTAGGGCAGTAAATTTAAAGCCAAAAATTTAATTTGTTAAATTTCATAGCCGCTAATGAATGATATTTTATTGTCAAGTCCCATAGTTAAATAGGGGCTTTTACACCCCCTTTTTTATTATAATTGAAAAACTCTAAAAGGTCTAACCCTATAGCTTCCTGTTTTACCTTGAGCAACATATACACCATTTGTGATTATATATGATTTAGCACTATATTGATTAACTTCTACAGACGACCAATGATAAAAACCCTGCATTGCTTCCCCTCCATTTGCCGCAAGACCCGCCTGAACGGCATCAAAATTTGCGGAGGCAGTTCTAATTTCATCTGTACTTGGCAAAAACCAATCAGTATATCCACCATCAGTTCTTTGAGTACAATTATATGCGGCATAATTACCTACTCCTTGATTTGCTACTATATTAGCTGTATTTATTGAACCATAATACATAGAATCAGATGTAGAAATATTTGTATAGCTTGTATTCAGCCATTGCAAGGTTGTTGGCTCATTGTTTAAAGCCATTACAAGACCTTTTGTTGGGTCTATTGGGTCTACGTAGGTAACAATTCCGCCTTGTAAATAACTGCCAATAAGGTCTACTCCACCTGCATTAGTATTTATTAACCTATTTCCAAAAGCCATAGTTTATATTTTAAAGGTTAATGTCAAACAATACAACTGCTTTCTTAGTTGTTAAAGCGTTTATTTCTGCTTCTATTGTATCACTTTTAGTTCTTAATGCTGCTCTTTCGCCTCTTACATCGTTAGGAGTAGCCTCTCCGCTATCAGCTTCTCTAATGATATACCAATCTGTTTGTGATAATTGACCGCCTACCATAGATTTTAAACTTTCTATTTTATTAGATTTTAATTCAGCTAAAGTCTCTTTAATAGGTCTTTCAATTACATCGTATGTATAAACATCGCCATCTAAATGTAAGTTATCTAACTCCTCAAATCTACCATCGTGATTAGGATATACTACATCTTTAAAACCAAATGCAGCACCATCTCCTATGTTTAAGTGCAATCCGTTTTCATCTGACCAATTCTTAGGAACTCTACCAAATGTTTTAATTTCTCCGTTTACTAATATTGCTTTCATAATTATACTGCTTCTTGTGAAATTGTTATCCAATAATCTGCTACACCTACTACCAATACTTGAATTAAGTTTGA